GCCAGAGTTCGACAGGAACAGCACATCCTTGCCCGTGGTCTGAATTGAATCACGCGCCAGACAGCCAATGCCACCCACCGTGTCACTCAACTGCATTGTCGATGGCGTAGTGGCGTCCTGATAAACAAGAATCTGGCGTTTGCCAAAGATGATCAAGAAACCATTGTGAGCTGCCAGACCTTGAATTTCGTCTGGGCCGTTGGGCCAAACGCGGTCTACATTGAGCGACCCGGCAGTGCCTGTAGACCAGACATGACCGGCCAGTAGATCAGAGAAGTAAACCGTATTCTTGACTGTTGAAGTGCTGGCCGTCCATAGCCGACCAAAGGCCGACAGCGCAATGTTGGCGCTTGGCACCGTGGCTACATAGCCGGTCTTCTCACTGACGCGGCGGTAGGTCGTGGTGCTGACAGCCGGGTCATAAATCAGTGGGTCATGACTGGTTTGAAAAAAGTAGGTGATGCCGTTGAGCGAGGCGCACGACCAGTTGTTGGCCGAGATCGTTGGGGTGCTACCCCCACCCCCGTAGGTCAATTCCACCACGGCGTTTGAGCCGTCGAGCTTAAAGATCTTATTGTTGCCAGCGAACAAGATCGTCAGCGTTCCGTCAGATTGCACCAGTTCATGGATGACGCCGACGTTGTTGGCACCAAGATTGCCAGACGAAGCGTTGACCCGTGACCAGCCCTTACGCGCCCCGATGCGGCCATATTGATCAATTACGCTGTTCGTCGCCACCAGAGCAAAGCCAGCCGCTAGATCAAGCGGCGAGTCTTGCGTATTCAACCCAGAAACCAGGAGCTGAAATGCTGGCAGTCTGAAGAACTTGGCTCATATCGCAACGAACTCCTGGTTCTCTGGATACCGAGTGCCTTCAAGCGCAATATAGTCGGACAGCATCGACCGGTACAACTGATATGCCTCAGATGAGGCCAACCCGCCGTCCTCGCCGCGCTCAACCAGCGCCCGCGCATAGGCATTTTGCGCCACCAACACATCAGGCACAAGCACCGACGTGCTATCAGAAGTTAGCGTGGCTTGGGGCACGGTCAGCGCAAAAGCAAGGGTGTAGACGTTATCGGGCCGTGCGTAGAGCACGACCTTGGTGTCGCCGTTGCCATCCACACCATCAAAGCTGTAATACTCGGGGATACCGCTAATGGAGGGTACAAAATTCTGAAAGCGGTTCATCTCCACAAAACTGATGTTCCGCAGACCGACATTAGAGGTAATGTTGATCGCGTCCATGACCTGGAACTTTTGTCCGGCGCCCGTCATAGAGTAGACGTAGGTGCCCGCCACCGTAGGGATTGTCACAGTCTGGCCAAGCACGTTCCAGCCATAGGCGTCCTCAACCTGCCGTTTGGCGTCGTTAACGAACTTGCCGATTAGCGTCGAATAGGTTGTCTGGTTGCTGGTCGCTACGGTCGTCTCACGCAGTCGGATCAGCACATCATTGATGAGTTCTAGGTAGGTCATTGCCGTGTCAATCCTATTTCTTCAAAGGTGGCGATAAAACTGAATGTGCTACCAGACTCAGTAGTGATCTTGATTGAATCGCCTTCTTCTAACACGATGTAAGCATTGCCATCAAATTGCAAATACTGTTTTGCAGTGAAGTTATATTGCGTCAAGATGTCGTAAGTTGTACTTGCGCTAGAGTCAGCCCACTGCACTGTGATGTGTTTGGTTGAGCCGCCCGTGTTATGGATGTACATCACGGTGAACTTCGCGTAGTACCCAGTCGGCACCGTATAGACCGTGGTAAGTACCGCAGCCGTTGGATTTACGCCGACCGAAAGAGGTCTCATTTCTTGTTCCTTGCCGAGATCGCTTTGGCTTTCGCTTTTGCATCCGCTTTGGACGATGCGCCCCAGGCTCGGAGGGATAACAGAAGGCGAGTCGGTTCGCCATTCTTGTACTCAGGCCCGGGCATATTGCCCATACGCGCTAGAAAGGAGGCCCGTCTAGGGTTGTCGCCTGATTTGACGGGAGCTTTGAGATTCCCGCCAGTTGACTCATTATAGGACTTTCGCCCCTTAGCGTTAAGCCCGCCAGCAGGATTTTTCCCCTCTTTACGAGTCCAAGCGGGGCTTTTCATTTTTTCCTCGCTGCTCTCATGTTGTCTATGAGATTTGGATAAGGCCGACCAGCAGCCTTAGCCATCTTCTTGGCAGCCGCCTTCTTAGCTGGCGTCAAAGGCTTAGAAACGCCCAGTGACTTAGGACGTTTCTTTTCCCAAACCTCTTTCACTTCTTTTTCCGGGCTTTACCGGCCTCAGATAGTGCAATCGCAACTGCCTGTCGAGGATTCTTAACAACAGGACCGCCTTTACCGGAGTGCAAAGTGCCAGACTTGTACTCACGCATGACCTTGCTAATCTTCTTTTCAGCCTTAGTCTTTTTCATTTGCCTCTCCCCATCTTCTTCATCATCTTAGGAGCCTTGGGCATTGGCTTAGGTTTACCAACGGCAACCATAATTGCCACAGGCATACCCATCTTTTTGGAAGGCTTTTTAGCACTAGCCATTTTTGGAGCTTTCCCGTACATGATCAATCCTTAGTGATTGGCCCACCAGATTTCCAGGCATCACAAGTGCGGGCCGCTGCACAAGTGAATTGGAACAAGTCGCAGTATCCAAGGTCTGCTGCCGCTACGAATTCCTCGTCGTATGACAGTTCACCTTTGTTCTCGTCTTTTTCAAGGCCACCTATGATGCACTGCATCATTTTTGGGCTTTGAACAAAAGCAGCACAATTCCCACACCGCATCCCTTTGATGGCAGTCGTCGGAGCGTTGTACATTTTTGCTTTCTTTAACCAGAAAGCGGTATTTGGTTCATTGGGATTCGGAGGGCCATAACCATACTTTTTAAAGGCATGGTTGCGGTTCTTGAGATTGATGTGGACGTCCTGTGTCGCAATGGGACACACGGCTCCAGAAAACATTCCTTTAGGCATTTGCTTTAGCCTTTACTTTGGGTGGACGACCCAACTTCTTTACAGGAGGAGTCATGGGCAACGCTCGATGCTCTTCCTTTTGCTCTGGTTCGTCAATACGAACATAGCCAGAGTGACCCTTCATGGACTCAATATCGTGAGTGTAAGTAAAGGTCACAGTTTGACCGCTTACAAGGCAGCGAAAGGTGGCCATTTAAGATCTCCATGAAAAACAGGGGGCTTGTGGCCCCCCGTCTTTTTACACCGAACGACCAATCGTCACGTGGACGGTAGTCGATGCCAGATTCACAGATCCAGCAGTTGGGTTATAGGTAACGATAGTTACGGTGTTCGCAGCAGAAACATACGCCCGTTTGACCAGACCAGCCTCGCTCACGCCCATCGAAAAACCAATCACCATATCGCCCAAAGCAACACCGGGAACCGTGATGGTATCAGTGTCAGTAGCGCCAGCACCAACGGCACCAGCATCCAGGGTACATTGAACGTCCCAGGTATCCGAGAACAAGCCCCGGAATTGATCGTTGCCACGACGGGAAACGACAGCGGTAGCAGCAGCCATTTTAATCTCCTATAAAAAAAGATCCCTCCCCCCGAAGAGGGAGGGGCAACTGCAATTAGGCCGGGACAGCCAGGGCAAAAGCAGCGGAGGCGTCAGCAGCAGTACCAGTAGCATTGGTCCGCAGAGCCTTCACACCGTAGAGCGTGTCTGCGGTGAACAAAGTGCCAAGGTACTCTTGCTTGTACTGAGTCTGCGAGCGAATGCCAAGCTGCTCAACCAGGACCATCGAGTCACGATGACCCATCAGGCAGATACGGTCGGTGCCGCTATTACCAGCGCCGGTGTCGGCATTGGAAGAGGCGAACACAGCCATACCGTACAACTGACCAATTTCACCGTTGCGGATAGCATCGCCGTTGCCAACGAATGCTTGCTCGGTATAGCGGGCCAGACCCATCAGGGTGTTGCGGCTCGAAGGCGGAATCAGGAAGAAACGACCGTCCATAGGAATGTCGTTGTCGTCCAGACGTTGGATGGTGCGACGGATAGCCGCATCAGTCAGCGAGGCCGCATTCGAGCTGGTGCTATTGTAGGCAGTGGTGCCATCAGAACCAACAAACGCTTTGGTGCTGGCGTTGCTGGTGGCATAGTCGTTGGTGCCAACGGTAGCGCCGTTGAAAGCGCGACCCAGTTGAACCAGATCGGTGTCGATACGACGAGCCAGAGCATAACCAGCGTCTTCCGTATAGAAAGAACGCAGCGAGGTCAGAGCTTGCACCTCAACGATGTCCTCAATCAAGCGGCTGTACTCGAAATGGCGGTTAATCAACACCGGGATCAGCGTATCGCTTTCGGCGATTAGCGTCACGGCATCGGTAGCCACCTTAGCCGAGGCATTGCCACGAGCAGGGGACGGGATGTTGATGGTGTCACCCTTCTTGCCTTTGAAAGACATCCGCTTGACCACATTGGCCAAAACGAGGTTCTTCTTAAAGGCAGCAACAATTTCATCACTCCAAATTTCGGGGATGAAATTAGCTGCAGAAGTTGCAGTGACTGAATTGGTTGGGGAAAACGCGGTATTAGGCATGTTAAATCTCCAAAAAAAAGTTGTTCCCGGACTCGTCCCTCAGAGTACGCTTGCATGATCTCATCGCTGAGACTCTCGTACCTTGCTGGATCTGTCATTTTCAGCCGAATAAGATCAGCCCTGCGATAGACCCTCTTTGAGCTTTCGCCAGATCCACCTACATCAACTTGTGCGGCCTTCATGCTTTTAGTTCGAGCAATATCACTTACTTGCTCAGTTTGTTTAGCCTTAACACCGCGCAATTGCTTAAAGGTGGACAACAGTTCATTGGCAGAGTCATAGTCAAACTCAGCATCTGCTTTCGCGTAAAGCGCCAGACGCACGGATGAAGATTTCACCCAGTTCTGGAACTCTGAATCACCCACGACCTGTGTAAAGTCGGGGTGCTCCTGCGACAGCTTTTGCTGAACCTGCATCCGCTTGAAGTCCATGCTGGCTTGACGCGCAGCGCGAACGTCTGGATGCCTATCTATGGTTGCCTGAACCGCCTTCTGTGGATTCTCAAAAAAATCTACTTCAGGCTCCTCTTGCTTTTCAGCCAATTGTCTTGAACCGAGGTTCTGCTTGATAAGTTCATCCGCAAGTTTTCGGACTTCACCCACTTCTTGGGCCTGCTTGCCAATCAGCTTTTCAGCTTCCTGGTGCATCCGAATAATGTCGTCCAAACTTTTATCCCTATATTTTTCAGGGAGTTGTGGTTTCGACTCTACTGCCTCAATTTCACTTAGCGGCTCGGGTTCTTGATCAATCAACATGTTAGGTTCCTGCCAAAACGGTTGTAGGAGATTCAACTCGGCCCTGTGGCTTATGAGTTGGCTTTGCGCTCCGCATTCAACTTCTCAACGTGTCTGCGCTCAAACCGCCCGTAGGCAGATGGAAAAGAGCCAGACCAGCCTTCCAAGTTAAATTTTGGTGCGCTTATGACGCGGCTGGCTGTACCGCCGCATCCACACTGCACTCCCGTCGTCTCATAACCGACTAAAGCCTCAGTGTGTTGCCCGCATACACAGGCAAATTCATAAATTCTTTTCACTTGTCAGATCCTCATACGCATCTTCGCTGACCTTTTTCAAGGTTTTTAGCCAGATCAGGATGGAAATCTCGCCTTTACGAAATTGTAGACTTTTTTCGTCCGCAATGGTAGAGACATTGTTCATCGCGGCGAGCATGTTGTCAACATCTTCCATCATGGCAATCCAGCCAGGATGAATAAAAAGATCAAAACGGTCTTCGTAATATTTTTGCAGTTCTGGGGTCATCAGTTCCCTCTTTTTGTAAGCATGGCGCTGGCGATCTCTAGCATAAACTTGGTCTGCTCAAGGTTTTTGGGCTGTTCCATCCAACCCGCAGTAACTTGCCCAACAAATCGATGCGAATCGGGCGGTACACTGACGCGGCAAGTGTAAGTCACGCCTTTTTCCAGATACCAAAGCCCAACTTCAGACTGCGCGTACCGGTATTCACCGCACGGGATTTCGTTGGTCATCAGCTTGACCACATCGGCATTGTTCGAAGCGTTGTGGGTAAATAGACCGACGTCTATGTTCTCAATGGTCTTGTCACGCCCATCTTTGGTATAGGCTTTGTACAACGTGCGAGAGTTAAACAGCGGGTTGACCTTAAAGATCGCCACCACCGTGGCGCCGGTCTGTTTAAAGAGCATCGTCGCAGCATCATCGGCTCTATCTGTCCGTATTTCTGGCAGCTTTTGTGATTCTTTGTAGGCGTCACGAATGAAGTCCTGGCTTTCATACAGAGCAAAACCAGCAAAAGCAAAGACTGCCATCAGGATCACAGCAAACAGCTTAAACGGCGAGTCAACGTACCCGAGAACTTTGTCAACGATTGTCTCGGGCTTTTCACTCATTTCATCTGCCCCGAGATCAATTGCATGACCACCCACACAATCACGCCAATTGAGACAAGCGCAACAGTGCCGCCGCCCACCAGTATCATCAACTCTTCAATTTCGGCTTGCCGCCTCTTGGCCGCTTCCTTCTTGCGCCTTGCGTCATGCGCGGCGTCAATCTCCATTTGTTTAGCACGGGCTGTAATCCGCGCCCAGACGTCCATCTTGTTGCTCTGGAAGAAGAGCATCTTGATCTGCTCTTCAAACTCCCTTGCCGACTCCAGCGCCATCTCTAGCTCAAGCGCCTTGCCAAGCATAGAACCTTTAAACCCGCCAGACTTTGCTTGTTTGACAACTTCAATCGCTTGTTCTTTAGCGTCAAAGTACTTGCCCAGCACCGGCCCAAGGGACGCAACATCGTCCACTGTCTTCGACACCTTTTTTACAAGGGCAACAGCAGACGATATGGCAGATAGGGCGGTGATGGGATCTATCATGTCAGCTTCCCCTGAAATGATTTCCAAGCCATGCTACGGCAGCGCCAACAGAGGAGGCAATGGTCATACCCATCCAGAAGCCACCTTTGCCTTTATTAGCCAAAGCCAAAAGCTCCTCAATCTGGCGCTCCATCTTGTCTACTTTCTTGTCCATAGACTGTACGCGCTCCCATAGAACGCCGTATTTGACTGGATCAATTTCACCGGGTTCCATGTTAACAATCCTCTGCGTTTTCAAAACCGACCTGTTGTTTGAGATCGGCATACAGGCCGTCCATTAGATTGCCCTGTGGTGTAGTACAGTAGAACGCATGGCTTGCAACCTCTTGTGCATTGGCCTGCCGAGCGTCTGCATTGGCGCTAACGCTGACTTGATACTGGCATTGATCTTTGTTGGCAAAGATGTTGGTGATACGGGCGTAGGCTTCCGTGAAGGGAACGCCGACGCTGCTAGTTGGGATAGAGATTTTTAGAGCCATCAGAAAGTTACCTCAGTTGTTTCAATTTGTACCACCCATCTGATTGTGGTGGCTGCTTGACCAGTAACAGTTACAGCAATCCCACCATTGGTTGTGTCGGCAGTGATAGCCAAAACCCATGTAGAAGCGCCAGCATCTTGAGCAATGACTGTTGGAGTCACAGCGGCAACCAAAGCAGTAGAGGCAGCAGTAGCACCTCGCTTGATTACGCCTTCAAACTTCCATCCAGATGTATTGCCACCACCAGTTACGTTAGCAACACAAGTGCCTTGGAATGTATATGCGCTGTTGTTTGGTAGGATAACTTGATTATTTGTAGCGCCTGCACTGCTGTTAGATGTAAGCCTTGTTGCAGTTGCATCTGTTGTTTGGCGACCAAGAATTAAAATTGCTGATTGTTGTACTCCAGATTGTTGTTGTATAGGATTGTCAGAGGCAGCAAAAACAACATTACCAGTAATTGATCTTGTAGTACCACTGCTTCCTCCGAGAACCAGAGAGGTATTTCCATTCGCTGTTCCTTGATTTGTGCAAATAGTTCCACCGAAAGCAGCACTTGCATTTCCTTGATTTCCTCCCATAGAAACTGCACTTGTCCCACTTGCGGTATTGCTAGTTCCACCGATACAAGCTGAATATATGGCTGAGGCTGTAATACCAAAGCCACCGATAACAACAGAACTTTGACCAGAGGCAGTACCTAAATAAGAATTGTTGACTGAATAAGCGTTAACGGCGCTATACGGCGCTCTATTTAATGGAAACCACCCAGTCGCCAATGCCCCTTGATTTGGGCCGTAAGTAATAATGTTTTTTGAATAGCACAGTTGAAGAACACCACCAATCCCAACAGCATCAATCTGGCTTGTGGTTCCTCCCCCAGAAACATCCGAACAAAAAATATAAACTGTAGTTGATGCAGTGCTATTAAAAGAGGCATTATAAATAGTAATTGTTTTTCCCTCTATTGGACAAGAAGGTAGATACAAATAAATTTGAGAACCGCCGCCTGTTTTAAAAAACTGAATTGGAGCACAGTCATCTGTTAATCCAATTCTAGGGAGATTGGCAAATGTTCTGGAAAATTCCCACACCTGAATTGCAGGTGTGTTCTCAGTTGCAAATCCCGTAAACATCAGTAGTCCCCACCAATTGCAGTCAGGTGAAAGCCCGCAGCCACCGCAGTGCCAAATGTCGCATAGATGCGGTAGCCAGCAGGTATGCTAATGTTCAGAGGCAAGATGATGTCAGGCTGTTCTGCTAGTTGAGTCACTGTAGTTGAAGACAATGTTCTCTCTAAATACAATGCATTATTTGCCGCAGTTCCTGTTGCGCTACCATTATTGATCCACACTCGCACCACTGTTGCTACGTTAGTGCCAAGCGCACGAACTTTAATAAAATCAAGACGCGATCCATCTACTGCTTTGCCAGTGAAAATTGGGCCGTAGATCGTGCCTGCGGTCAGGTCTGTCGTTGTGTTGGCTGTTAAGCCGGGAGTTCCAGCCGTTGCTCCAGTGCCACTGACCCATGTATTAACAGGGACCAGCGGAAAAATAGGGTTTGTATTCTGTGCCATTTACATTGCTCCAATCATCCATGTGTCAAGTTTAGCTTTAGGGCCAGTGCTTCCGCCGCCGCCGCCAGTTGATGCGATAGTGATTCCGCCTGCTGAATTTGTAATCGTGATGTTACTTCCAGCAGTGAGGGTTGCATAGGAAAACCCCGTTCCATTACCAATCAACAACTGCCCGTTTGATGGTGTTGATGCAAGAGAGATTGCCAGTGTTCCACTTGTGGTAATGGGCGAACCCGATACTGACAAGAACGATGGAACTGTTGCAGCAACACTTGTTACAGTTCCATTGCCAGTACCTGCTCCAATTGCAGTTCTAAATGTTGCTGCATCTAGAGAGCTAACAGTATTGTCTGCATTGAATCTAGGAAATGTGATCGCCCCTGGATTCGTAATTGTGAATAAGTTAGATCCTAGAGTGGTAGCGCCAAGAGATGTACGGCCAGTAGCGGCAACTAGATTGGTTGATCCACCATCCCATTGACGGCGTTCAGAGTAAGCAGAATCCCAGTTTGTCTGAGATGCGGTAGTCGGAATTGAATACCCTGCCGTCATTGACAGAGCCAGTGTTCCGGTTGTAGTGATCGGAGATCCACTGACAGACAGCCCCGTTGGGGTCGTCATTGCTACCGACGTTACTGATCCCGTTCCCGCAGACACATTGACAGTAACATCATCTCCAGCATTAGATGCCGTTACCGTCGCTCCAACAAAATTGATCTTTCTAACAGCGCTTGTTAGAACTGAGCCTTCGTCAGATACAGTCAACGATGAATTAGTTGACATCGTAACTTTGATCTTTTCTGCAAGATCAGGAGATACAACCTCTCCAACGTTTATCTCACGACCAGTAGACAGTGTGATGATCAGACTGCCATCAAAATCAATCTTGGCGTCCGTTACAGAGACACCATCTTTGCCATCTTTCCCGTCTTTACCATCTCGTCCATTGCGGCCATCTATGCCATCACGACCAGGGACTCCATCAAGACCGCGCTCTCCCTGATCTCCTTTAGGACCGCGCTCAGGAATGATGGAACGAGCGTAATCAAGCTGTGTCTGAACGTCTTGTTTGATCTTCTTAATTTCGTCAATGATCAACTGGACGTTGAACTTGACTCGTTCTTCCTTCTTTGCCTTCATCTCCTGCAAAGAGGCTTCGACTTGAGACAAAGCGGCTAACTTCTCCTCATAGGAGATGTCACCAGACTCTATCTTCCTGAGTAGATCTTTGACGTTAGGCATTTTGCTTCAGACCGTTGGTCAGCTCTGTCAAGAAGTCTTCTTCTGTCTTTGCTGCTGCCGATAATTTGTCGGTCATCTGAAGCTCTACGATCTTAGTTTTGTTCTTGATGTCAGCCTCTTTGAGCATCAACTCAGCGATCTTGACCCGCTTGTCGAACTCGCTGGATTCTTGACCCTGCGGTAGATTTTTTGTAGTCGAGGCAATGACCTTAGCCTGAACCTCTTGCGGCATCAGTTGGGCCTCTGTGAGCAGCTTGGCTGCTTCTGCACGGTTCTGCTCGGCTTGGGTAGTCTGCACCGCGATCTGCGCCTGTGCGGCCTGCAAAGCCAGTTGCTGTTGCATCTGCTGCACCTGCTGGGCCTGCGGGTCGGGCTGACTCATCTGCTCCAGCGCGGCGATCAGCTCATAGCGATTCGTGAGAGAGCTGTTATTCAGAATGCCCTTCAAGATCAGCGGCAGCACTGGCGTGTTCGGCCCCAGCGTCTGCAAGAGGCCAATGAACTGCTGCTGCTCGTACTCACGGGCGATGATGCCCAGCGTGGCCGTCGGAATGAACTTCATGTCCACCGACGGATAGCGCTCGGGGTCGAACTGCATATACCTGAACGCCGCCTTCTGGATGAATGGGATCAGGAAGTCCTCTTGGAAGTTGACCAGCGTACGCTTGTACTTCTTGATGATCGTAGCCACCGCCATCGACATCCCAGCACCGTCTCTGGCCGCTTGACTGACCATGCCTTGGCTGTCCAAAGTGCCAGTTGCCTGAAGAAGCATACGCTCAAACTCTTTAGCCGTATTGAGGTTGTTCGGGCTTGTCTCACCAAACTTGAATGGGAACAAAATCTCGGCTGGGTTGCCGTTGACCATGAACGCCTTGCCAGGCTTGACCTCAAAGCGAGCGCCCCTGGGCAGCCGCGTGGCGTCCATGCCCATCATGGGAGAAGTCGTCAGCGCCAGAGAGTCCAAATGGCTTCTGACCTGAGCGTCAATCGCTTTTTGCATGTTGTAGGACTTCTCCACCGTACCCCGTCCTAGCAGTCGGTTGGGCACCGTATCGTCCTGATAAGACAGGATGGGCCTGTCCTTCATCATGTACGGATTTTCTTCAGCCTTGAGCAGCATTGAGCCGTTGGCGATCACCACAATGGCCTCAACCATGTTGGTGTAATCTTCAGCCGCTGAGTCGTCAGGGAACAACTCAACCACTTCGCTGTCTTCTTCGGTCAAATACTCCTTGGGCACCAGACCGTAGTAGGTCAGTAGCAGCACCTTCTCGTCTTGGTACTGGCTTACTTCCTGCGTAGGCTCAAGGTCTGTGTCTTCATACGTTGGAGTAATGTTGACCTTGCGGTAAATACCCTTTTCAATGCCCTCTACCACCTTGTGGATAGAGACATACTTCTCAATCGCCACGCCCATGCAGTCGTCAATGCTGGTGCCATTGGGGTCAAACAAGAAGTTCTTAGGATTGACTGGGTTTATCTTAACGGCGACGCGGTTTTTCTCCACAACGCCGATGGCCGCTTGCTGCGGCTGACCGGGGATGCGCTGGGTGGCTGGCTCGAAGACCTTTTCGGTCTTAACAAAAATCTCTCCGATGCCCGTCCCATAGATTTCAGCCATCAATTCGATCTGATCGATAGACTTGCGGATTTTGTCCTGCTTGAAGTCCTCCATCAGTTGCGCTTTGAGCATCTGAACGTCGAGCGGATTGCCATCAACATCCCTCAAATCGTCTTGGATGTCGAAAAACTCGCCCTGGCCGAAGATGGCCTCCATGATCTCAGCGTGCCGCGTCTCGACTGCCTGCTGCGTGGCGGGCGTCACAATGCGGCTGCGTTCGCTTTCGCGGGTTTTGTCTTCCGAAGCCCACTCGCCACGGAAAATACGCTCATATTCTAGCCAAGAATCAAGAAAGTTCGTGTCCCTGTATGTGCGCCAGCGGTCGCAGTGATCGACAACGAAAGCGGTTAGCTCTTTGTCGTTCTCTGATGGTTCATCGAACTCGTTTTGATCCATATCAGACTCCACTCACAATATCGAGAGGCTCCCACTCATCGCTGTCTTCTTGCTCGAAGTAGCTAGTCACCGCCAGTTGGTCGATGTAGCTTAAGGCGTCGGGCAGATCGTCATGCACACCTTGCGACGGGAACATCAGTAGCTGGTCTACAAATACGTCCCAGTCTTCCTCGCTATTGAGCACAATTCTGCCGTGTTCAAACCGGCCCTGCAAGGACCACACGATTCTATCTGTTTTCTTGCGGTTGCCATGCGTTAGATCAACAATGTGCGAAAAGACATTGTTTTTTCTCATCAAATCGCTCAAATACGGCAAAACGGCGTTTTTCAACGACCCCCTCTCGATTCCGACGCTCAACGGTCTGTAGTCGCGCATGGCAACAATGATCTTTGCCGCCGTTTCCCGTATGTCCCAGCGGCCATGAATGATCTCTTTAACAAACCATTTCCCATCATCGGTGACTTTGACAATTGCAATAGCAGACTCATCCAGGCGTTTTTTGGAGTTTGCGGCTTGTTTAGCAACCTCCTCAAAGCCAGCCAGATCGACGGCCACGAAGTACGAGCCATACTGCGGTTCTTCCCCGTACTTGATCCATTCCTCTTTGAAGACATCGGAGCCAGCATTGGAGAAGCTGGCCATGTATTCCTGTTTGAAGGCAAAGCTAGACAGGGTTTTCTTGGCTGACTCGATCTCATCAGGGTCGATCAGAGGGTTGTCTTTGGTGGTGAAGTGCCACGCTTTCCAGTCTTTATCATCTCCCTCGGTGCCCAGTTTGTACAGATCGTAGAACCAGTTCCTGCCTTTTGGCGTACCGATGAAGATAGCCTTGCCCTTCTTGTCGGACAGGGAGGCTCGGATAACCTGTTCCCAGGCTTGTGGCTTGATGTCGGCAACTTCATCCAGTACGGCAAAGGTCAGCGATACACCGCGCAGGGTATCTGGCCGATCAGCACCACGGACATAGATCCGAGCACCATTAATCAAGGTGATGTCCAGGTTATTGACGTTGCTGGTCTGAATAACTTCTCGTCCCAGTTCCAGCAAGAGATCCCAAACGATCTGACGGGACTGACCCATAGTAGGACTGACGTACAGAACAGCAGAACCCTGTGGACAGCGCAGTCCCTCGATGATTAGCATGGTAGCGGCAAGACGGGATTTCCCGCAGCGGCGACCAGCGGCAATGACTTTAAATCGAGTCGGGTCTGTGTAGACCTCTTGTTGCCAGGGCAGGAGGGAGAAGTTCAGATCACTCATTTAGGTTCTACATCCTCAATGTCATCTGCTTCTATGGTCTTGTTTTCACTGACCTCAACACCGATGCCAGAGATGGTGATGTTGACCGCATTTCTCTGAGCAGAGGTCTTCTCAAACAGGCTGACAGGCAATGCTCGTTCCATGCACATCTTAAGCGCAGCCATCTGCATAGGATGATCGTCATTCAAGGCAATGTCAATGACTTTTTTGACAACAGCCTCGCCTTTGCTCTCCACCAGCATCTTCTTGAGTTCTTTAACCCTCTGGAACTCAGTCTTTGGCAAAATAGCAGGTACTCGGTATCCCATGTGGCCATTGTATAGAAAACTGCCATCTATTCAAGCATAAAGTTACATGATAGAGTTGTCATACGCAAAAGCGTCTTTGCCAGAGTCTATCGGCTTATGTGCAACCTGTTGGGTAGGAAGTTGAGTCTGCAAGGCGTCGTAGTCTTGGATAGATGTAGTCCCCAGTAGGCCACGGAAACGTTCTGGCTGGCAAAGTATCGTGGGACAGAAGGATGCCAAACCCACCGAGCAGGAGGACTGCATTATGGATGTGCTGCCTTGGATGGCAAACCCAATCCGTTCTTCAGTGTGACGGTAAACGGGGCAAACAACGTAATGTGGCTATCGGGACTTTGTTAGGCAACAGGTGGCTAACACCTAATCTCGATAGATACGTTTGGCAGTAGCGATCCAAACCAGAGCAATCTGCCAAATCCCTATCCCCACACACATAGTGGGGTAGGGGGTTCTTTTCAGAACAAGTCTAAATTCCTCAAACTACGACTGCCTTCGTACGTCTGTACGTTTCTGGCTATACAAATCAACCAATTCCCACCACGCGCATAGCATCGCGTATAGGTCAAATTTGACTTTTTCGGCGGGAGTGGGGTACCCGCAAATTTTTCACCACGACCACACCCCTCCCCCCCCATAGTCAGCGAGTGCTAACGTCAAATGAGAATCATTCTCATCTGGCCTTATGCGTAATGTGCATGGGACGCGATCAATAATCGAACGCTACGGGCGGAAGAGACGGATGGTGCTTTTCCTGGGTACCTAGCGCAATTGAGAATCATTCTCATTAATCACTAAGCTGATTGAATCGGTGCCCATGCTGGGCCTGTAACCCAAGCTGTGCAGTCTGATGTAGATGGACAGCAATTCTTCGAAACCCTTCGACAAATCACCACGACCGGCTGCAAGAATCACAGCCCTTTGCTCTGTTGTCAGTGTCCGTCTGAAGTGTCGCGTGTCATGCTTACATGGTCGGGCCATTAGGGTTTGTCCCTATAAAATAGTTGTTGACACTTGTCTAGCTAGCTATACAATACCTACATGCCGCAAGCAATTCGCAAGGCGGTCTAATCGGAGAATCTAGCATGTATCAAGTAACAGCCGTTTACCAAGGATGCGAAATCGGATATGGTGAGGGCGAAGGCCTTGCCTATGCAAAACAAGACGCAATCGATTCGATCCCTTCGATCTACGAGCCGATCCTAGATCAAATCGAATGGATCATACTTGAATCAGCGATCTAAACAAACCAGGCCCTTCGGGGCCCTCTTTTGCCAACAATGACTAATCATGAAACGCTATCCTTCCTTTGAATCTATCCCGGAAAAAGCCAATTACATTGGGACCGATGATTACGGTCCAGGGTCTATGTCCGAATCCCTCGCAGACATGATAGACCATCACGCATGGGGCAAGACACTTGCCTACATTGTTGATTGTGATGGTTTCAGATCGTTTTTTTGTTGGTGACAGTACAGCCTGTAGACCCTGTCGGGGTCTATGGGGTGCACTGTCGCACTGTATGCCCTCACGGGTCTAATTAGGAGGTTTCCACCATGAGCAAGTATGACCATTCAGATTTTCTTGCCAATCCGCACAAGTACGAAATCTACTCATCGGCAGAAGTCGCACGTCACCTGTTTGGTGAGAATGGGGATGATGTATCAGAGGGCACACCAGTAGGCGTCCAGTTTATGGGTGTGGTTCGCAATCAACTTTACAACAGGAACGAGCCTATCTACAAACTCACCACAGGACATGTGGTGTACGCCAATGCCCTGTCTTGCTTTGTCCTGTGAGGTACACCATGCAATCAACCATTCCAGCAAATCAAATCGCAACTTTTCCCAATGCTGACCTTGGCATTGCGTCTACCGTCACTGCAACTAAACGTGGCTATGCGGTCACTCTGCTAGACACCGATGCAGAGCAGATCGTGGGGACGTACATCTACCCTGTCGCAATGCTTGCCCAGGCCATCAACAAAGCCAAGCAACTAGCAAACGTCTAAACCTTACCCTCTAGGCCATTCTGTGGCCTATGTGGTGCGGTTTTCGCATCATTCGCCCTTACGGGTCTTTTCAGGAGGTTTTTCATGCAACGTATTACTGATTCCATGCTAGAAGCTCGCGTCCGCAGACTGAATGAGCTTACCGGCAGTCCGCAAGAGCCCTATTCACGCATTGACGGCAAGACTGTTGCCAATGTAGGCAATTTCCACCTATCGCACGCATACGGTGGCGTTTGCTTGAATCGCATGGCTAATGAATCTGGTGGAGTCCGCACGCCAATCATCAGTTATCACACCACTAAACGCGAGCTTTACGATCTGATAAACGCATGGATGGACGGCATCCAGTTTGCACAAGAGGAAGCCTAACCATGCGCCAACATTACAAAACCGATCGCCGGTCTGAAGCTGCGCTCGATTTCATTCTAGCCATTGTGATCGGGCTTGCCCTCGCAGCGCTGGCCCTTCACTTCTTCGGAGTATTGCTGCCATGAAAACCTATCAAGTCGAATTAAAACGTGTCTCCTACGTCACTATGACAATCGAGGCTGACAATGAAGATCAGGCCGAAATGCTGGCATGGGATGAGTTGGTAACTGACGGATCATGGGGCACTGATGCAGAATGGTTTGTTGAGTCTATCGAGGCTGACAAATGCCAATAATCGAATATCACCACCCTATCGGGCCGGGTCTAACCCTGATCTGTGAGCTTGAGTACTACCCTGCCGATCCGGGCCAACCAGACCCTGAGCAGGGCGATTGTTGCCCTCCACACGCTGCCAGCACGTTTTTATGCGCTGCACGGGTCAACGGGGTCGATGTTAAAGACTGGCTATCTGATGCCTCGATCAAGTACCTAGAAGAAAGGGCATGTGTATGCTTTATGCAACATTAGCCCTCATATTGAGAATAATTCTCGGGAAACGCTAAATATGGCCCTACGGGGCCATTTTTATTGACTGCACCTAATCCTGAGTTTCGGTTGACCGTCTGCCGGGAATAGTTCTTCCGCGTAAACCATGCGGTCGCCAACCTCATAGGAAATGCGCCCGTACTTGTTTTTCCGCACACGGGTTACCCTGCCGATAAACGGCTCACCCTTGAACGGGTAGACCGCAGTTAGCTGCCCTGGGTTCAGGTATCGGCGTTTCCAATCTGCCTTGTGGTTCACGTTAGTTCTTCCCTGATGAGCAGGTCTATACCCGGGTTTCGAGCGTAAACCTTGGTTAGATGCAAGCTCACGATTTGACTGTCATCATGCCAGACCACGCCATTTAGCCCATCTAGCACACTTTTTGCCAGATTGTCGATGTCTGGCTTCTTGGTTGGCCTCTCAGAACCGTTTAAACAGGCCTCCTGGCGCTTTTTTGAGTGTGATCTAGGGATAGGTAGCCTGAAGTACAGATAGACCGCTACAGGCGTTTCTAGAGGCTCGCGGGTCATCACGGCCTGGGCTTGGGTTCTAACCTCGGTTTCGTAATCGCTGGTTTTCTTTGGGGTGTAAGACCGCATAAACCCGCCGATTTTTGAGAATCGGGGTCTGCCCTTTGGCACTGGGTTTATATCGACATGAAACGTGAGGGAGAACGTCATTTTTCTTGGTTCATCCAATAGCGCAGTTCAGTTGCAGCCTCTTTGCCACGTTTTTTCTCAATCTGACTGATGGTTTCCAGCCACCATGCACGGGCTTGCATAGCCCCAACGTCTTTCGTCTTCTGCCGATAGCGACTCAACCATTCCCTGGCCTCTAGTTTCCTCATATGCGTCATAGTCTCCGGTGAGGAATAAGGCGAAGTCCACGATACGGCTGGGGTAAGTGGCTCCTGCTCGGACTCGGTTGAGGATTCGTTGTGCTTGTTCATAAGTCATGAAAGCTCCAGCATCAGTTGATTGCGCTCTGGTTTTTCTTGGTCTTTTAGCCTTTGCTGTTGAAGTGACTCGTACTCGGTGTTGAGTTCGCAACCGATGTACTGGCGACCAAGTTGCACAGATACCGCCGCAGTAGTTCCTGACCCCATAAATGGGTCGAGGACGACGCTGCGATGCGGTTGCGCCAAACGCGGCGGTATGCTGACGCGATTCAACCAACCAGCAGCGACCCATCGATCAAACAACACAGGCGGCACGGCACGCGCTCCGTTACGATCTGTCCTGATGTAGTGGGCGAATGTGGTTTCTCCTCCTGCCTCTTTCATCATTTCTTCGCGGTGCGAAGAGTTCCGCAACTGTTCTGCATACGCCGCTTGCTCTGCTCGGCTCATTGGCCTAATTGCTTCAACATCGCGGCGCGGCCTGCTCCATCCAGCACGGCCTACCATCATGCTTGGATCGTCATCACGTTCACCTTCGCCAGCAGGCGACAAAATCAGATCGTCGGGTTCATACGCTCCAGCAGACAAACTACCTGCGAGGATGCACGGCTCGATCAGAGCGGTCGGGAAGGTGGCGAAGTGAGCACCCCTGTAAGGGCGGGTGGCGACTGTCCAGACGCTGCGGCGGTTGCGGGTATCTGCAACAAGCACGCCTTCGTCCTTCAAGAACCCAGTGCGTGTTGTGCCGTATTTACCCATTTGACCATTTTTGCCGCTGTTGTTTTTGACCACTTTACCAGCGTGTATCACAGGCTCTTTGATTGCCTCGCCGTCGAAGAAATACCGCTCCGACTTCGACAGCAGGAAGATGTACTCGTGCGCCTTAGTGCAGCGGTCACGCACACTCTCGGGCATGGGGTTTGGCTTGTGCCAGATGATGTCCTGGCGCAGATACCAACCATCAGCGCGTAGTGCGAAGGCCAGCATCCAGGGGATGCCGATCAGGTCTTTCGGCTTTAGCCCGTTTTCCCGAAGTAGCCTATTGCGCTCAATCCGGCCCGTCTGGGGAATGCCGCCCTGAGTCTTCTTGCTGATGCAGGATGTGCCGCCAAAGCTACCACTGTCCTTGTGCTGGCTCATCGCGCCTACATAGCTGTCCCCAATGTTCAGCCACAGCGTCCCATCGTCAGCAAGCACTTCACGGACGCAGCGGAAAACCTGGACCATCGCGGCGATGTATTCCTCGGGCGTCTGCTCCAGACCGATCTGCCCTTCGTGGCCGTAGTCGCGCAGCCCAAAGTAAGGAGGACTGGTGACGCACATCTGCGCTTTAACCCCTTGCGCCGCCCAGCGCCGCATCGTCTCGCGGCAATCGCCAAATTCAATTCGGTTCACTGGCCCCTCCTAATCTGTGCAAGGCGCTCTCGGATGTGATCAGGCATTGGAACAGCACCACGAATGCGCTCCTCGTACTGCTCTGCCATCGTGACCTTCTTGACCGACTCGGGTATTTCCGCGCCATCCCATCGTTGCTGATTCAAGTAGACCAGCGGGGCAGGTATAAAAGCACCGTTGCTGGTCAGCCACTGATCGGTGGTTTTCATCCACTCAACGTGCTTGATGATCTGATCTGCACAGTGCTCGTACAGACCCTTTTTCCATTTCGCTAGACATGCTGACTTCGCGCCTTTGCGAGGCGACTTGGGCCATGCAGCCCAGAATCGGTCAAAGCCTGATTCAAACATCCATCTCTCCTGCTCCTCCAGAAAGAGAACAGCGGCAAGCGGGAGGTTCGCTTTTCAGGATGGAGATCAGGCCATCACTAGCCGTGTCCACAAAA